TTAAAAAGAAACAATTAGAAGAAATTGAAAGACCAATGAACACACGTTCAACAACTGTGCGTTGGCTTAACGAACACAAAGATGAAGCAGAAGCAAAATTAGATTTTGTATTCAAACACAACATACAAGGCATTAAAAATTTAATCTTAAAAGTTTCCACACTGCCTAAGAGCAGACGTATGTGTAGAATTTCATCTCCCATATTGCCAGTAGCAACACAAGAAGACTGGAGATACTATTGGGACAAACCTGAAATAATAAAATATTGTGAAAAGCATTTCGCAGAGGCAGGTGATCTTGCTAGAAAGCATGATGTAAAAATTAGTTTTCATCCAGGACAATTCACAGTGTTGGCAAGTGAAACTCCAGACATTGTTGACAGAAGCATAGACGAATTTGAATATCATGTGAACATGGCACGTTGGATGGGGTTTGGCAAAAGTTTCCAAGATGGTTGTAAGATAAATGTACACATCTCAGGTAGACAAGGACCTGCAGGTATTATAAAAGCAATACCAAGATTGAGTCCTGAAGCACGTAACCTACTCACAATAGAAAATGATGAAATGGGTTGGGGATTAGAATCCAGTTTAGAATTAGAAAAACATTGTGCGTTGGTATTGGACATACATCATCATTGGGTGCGTACAGGAGAATATATACAAGCCAATGACGACAGAGTTAAAAGAGTAATAGATTCATGGCGTGGTGTAAGACCTACCATGCACTATTCTTATTCAAGAGATGAATGGTTGACTCCTGCTTATCCAAATGCTGAGGATATGCACAATGATTTCCATGACATGGAGACACTGTTAAGCAAAGGTTGTAAGAAACAAAAATTACGGGCACACTCAGAGTTGTTGCCCAACAAAAAAGTAAATGAATGGGCATTGACTTTCTTGCCAGAACTAGACATACAAGTTGAAGCCAAGATGAAGAATCAAGCGGCAGAACAACTACACAACCAGGCTGTTGAACTAGGTATTGTATAACGATAAATATCGTTATGAAACTAGAACACATAACTGAATCCAAAAAGAATAGAGAATCAAAATTAGAAGTGGTAAAACTACCTTTCAAAATGAAAGACCTTTCACCAGTATTATCTGAAGCAAACATAGATTATCATTACAATGTATTGACCAAAGCATATGTTAGAAGATATAATGAAGGTGAAGGAGATGCGGATTTTAATTATGGTGGAGCAAAACTTCACAATATGTTTTGGCTTCAATTACAAGCACCTCGTCCAGGAAATAAACCAACTGGTGAAATTAAAACTTTAATAGAATCCAAACACAAAACATTTGATGCTTTCAAAAAAGAATTAATTAGATCAGCAATGACCATACAAGGTTCTGGTTGGGTGTATGTTGCCAAAAACGGTAATATCAAAACTACACCAAATCAATCATACAAAACAGACATCTTAATGCCTGTGGATATGTGGGAACATTCATTTTCGGATTATGTTCCTGCCAAGGATGCCAAGAAAAAATACATAGAAGGCATGATGAGGATAATTAATTGGGAGTCAATTAATTTAAGACTACAATCTTAAAAAAGGAGACGAATATGATTAATCAAGTACAAAAATGGGTTAATGCCAGAATCAAAGAAAGAACAACACTAGATGGTGCTCTTTTAATAGCGGCAGGAATTTCATTTTTAATTTTTAAACCAATCGCTTCGATTGTTGCTTACGCGGCAATTGTGTATGGTGGTTGGACTATCTGGAAATCAGAGTAATCACAATTTACTGATAGGAATGTCACTGGATGCGTTCATACCCAAAACCTGTCTTTGTTTGACACCTTGTTGTTGAGCAAAACGTTTTGGGTCGCATTCAGAACACACGTGTTTATAAAAAGTAGATAGACGCTTTTTTTCAATTTTACCTTTGGGCCTCATAAATTCATTGGCACACACATCACACTTTAAAACATGAAACGTCTTTGTGCGTTTGCATTTGTGTTTTACACCAAGTTTGCTCACTCTTTCTGTGATTGATATTTGTGTCTTTTCTCCTAGATACATACAGTTATTTACATTAGCATTTATAAATTTTCAATAAATACAACAAAACAGAACACAAAAACATGGCTATTTTAACACTTACAAGCACGGCAAAGAAGCAAGTAAAAACATTGTGCGAAAACAACAGCAAATATGCTGTAAGATTGGGTATTAAAGGCGGTGGGTGTGCTGGATTTTCCTATGATTGGAGTTTTGCGGATGAATCACAAATTGAAGACGCAGATGAATTAATCCAAGTTGATGGTGGAAATTTAGTGATAGACAGTCATAGTGTAATGTTTTTATTTGGAACTGAATTGGATTATGTGAATGAAGTGTTTGGTTCACATTTTGAAATCAACAATCCAAATACAAAGAGTGCTTGTGGTTGTGGTGAAAGCATTCAATTTGATATGGAAAAAGTAAATGGCTAAACAGTTTATAAACATTGGTATAGAAGGGAACGACGGTACAGGCGATAGTATCAGAGATGCGTTCAATAAATCCAATGAAAACTTCACAGAACTTTATGCTGTATTTGGTCAAGGTGGACAGATAGGTTTTACATCATTAAGTGATACACCTGATCAATTAGGAGCAAACAAAATTCCTATAACTAATTCGGCTGGAACTGCCATAGAGATGAAAGGAATATCTGGAACAGGTATTTCAGTAGATTTTACAGATCCAAATAATCTTTTACTTACAGTCAGTTCAATTGATTTAAGCACAGACACTGACCCAGACATGGGTGGACCATTAAATGCCAATTCATATGCTATTGGAAATATTGCTGTAAGTCAAACAGCAGTGAACGATTTTAACAGCACACATGGAACAGCAATCACTTTAGACGATCTTGTAATTGATAAAGGTTACGCAGACAGAAGATATTTAAGAAGTTCAGGTGTAGGTGGAGTATCAGGTGAAGTAAGAGTAAGACCTGAACCAGCAAACGCCACAGAATATGTAAAAACAATCACAGCATATACAAGTGGAAATTTAACTATTCCTACACACGGGTTTTCAGCAACTTCAAACGGTTTACCATTTGTTTACAATTCAACAGCCACTGATGCCAACAACGTTACAAGCGGAGTTTCCTATTACATTAGATTTATTGATGACAACACAATTTCTTTACACGCCTCAGCCGCTGAAGCAACAAATGACAATGATGCTTCAAGAATAAAAATTACAGTATCAGGCGGAACAGGAACACAAACAATTACAGACGGTGCGTACAACAGTTCACTATCAGGAAATTATCTTTCAACTGAAGCAATACAGAGAACATCAGCAGTAAGACGTCAAGGTGATCAAATGTCTGGTACATTATACCTAAATGACCACCCAGGTGATTTAGCAGGTGGCGGAACACCTAATGGCATTGATGATTTACAAGCGGCAACAAAATATTATGTGGACACAACTTCATATGCTTCTACAACAAATTTATTTGTAAGCCAAGATGGTGATGACACAATGCAGGGAGTACCTGCAGACAAATACGGTAGATCATTGGCTTATGCTTACAAAACAATTTCTAAAGCGGCTCAAAGAGCGGAACAAATTATTGATACTGCACCTTTTGAAGCAGGTCCATATGCACAAACAGTTACATACAATAGTGGCGCAGGCAATTCTACTGTTGTAACAGAAGGTGTAACAACACCGTCAACTCAAACGCAATTAGAATTTTTAATGGCGGCAAACAAAGACTTTATTACAAACGAAACTGTGGCTTTTGTTAATGCCACATATCCTAACTTCACGTATAATGTAGCAACTTGTAAAAGAGATATAGGATTAATTCAAGATGCTGTGGTCCTTGATGTATTGAGTGGACTAACAGCAAACACACAATCTATTCAAGCAGGTAAAAGATATTACAACAGCAACAGTGGTTTAAAAGCAATCAATCAACAATTAACTGAAACAAAAGGTGCCATTGAATTTGCTAGAGATTTAGTTTTTAATAATATTTTAACAAATACAGCACCAGGTACAACGTATCAAGGAAAATTTGCTGTGCGTTCAGATGGATTCAGTTCGAACACTTTCACAATATTCACAGGTGCAAACAGTTATGTTCACACTTATGTGAGTGGCGGTACAGTGACGTTTGGTGGAAACACTGTGAATATCACTTCAGCCACTTATGATAATAATGCAGGTATAGTGACAGTGACAACAGGCACAGGACATGGTGCCAATGTTGGTGATATTGTACAGGTTGCCAATATTACTTGGAGTTGTTCATTAGGTAACAAAGTATATCCAGAAGTTCTAACACAGACAATTGATATTACAAAAGTTGTTCCACAATCAGGAAAAGATTCTGCGAAGGCTAAATTTAATATTATAGTAGGTATTATTCAAGATTACAATTACATTGTATCATCAGTTGATGGTAGCACATACACAATAACAATTTCAAATGGTAACACAGGTTTTGTTGATCAAAATCAAACAAACAACAAAGATTTAGTTCCAGGTAAAATAATTGTTGGTAAAACTTCAGGAGCAAAAGGTGAAATAGTTTCTGTAACAGCAGGTGGATCAGACGACACAGTTACAATGTTTTTACGTGAGCCAAAAACATTTACAATTGGTGAAGAATTAGAATTTGGAAACAAAGTTAAAAATAAACAAATTACAATTAGAGTTGAATCAGGAATTTATGAAGAACATATGCCTATTAAAATTCCTGCTAACACATCAATCAAAGGAGATGAATTTAGAAGAACAATTATCAGACCTTTAGATGCTGTTTCACAATCACCTTGGGCAAATGTTTATTTCTTTAGAAACACAACTTTTGATAGTTTAACAATAGGAACACAAGAATATGGATATCATTACGCAAATGATGTAACAAAACCAATTAACACTTCTGTTCCAGTATCAGATCCTGCTTACAACACAGCAATCAACAACAGAGAGATGGACGTGTTCTTAATGAACGATGCCAGTGTGGTTAGAAACATCACGTTCCAAGCACACGGTGGATTTGCTGAAGTATTAGATCCAAATGGACAAGTGCTTACAAAATCTCCATACACACAAACTGCTTCTTCATTTTCACAAAGTGTTAATGCTAAATCATTCAGAGGTGGTATGTACATTGATGGTTATGCTGGTAACGTTGAAATGGCAGTCACTGGAGTTAACTCAGCATTCAGTATTGAAGTTACTTCTGCGGCAGGCACAGGATTATTTTTACGTAAACCACAAATGCCAGCACCTTTCTATATTAACGGTGCAAGATATCAAGTTGCGGCAATTACAAATTATGACCAAAGTTTAGGTACAGCAACACTTTTATTATCAGCAAGTTCCAACAGCGGTAACGGTTGGGACGGAACATATGCGACACCTTACAATATTATTGTACAAACAGCAGGTAATAGATCTCTACTTGCCAATGACTTTGTACAGATTAACGATTTAGGTTATGGTGTTGTTGCTACAAACGGAGGTTTGTCTGAACAAGTATCTACTTTCGCTTATTACAATCATATATCCATGTATGCCAATGATGGTGGTCAGATTCGTGCGTTGAACTGTTCATCAGCAAATGGTGACTATGGATTAGTAGCACAAGGTTCAAATCCAAATGAAAAAATTGATAACATCACATTGAGTGATAACATGACACAAACTGCCATGGTATTCAATGATGGCACAGTAGATTTTGCTCAACCACCGGCATCAACAGCAATATATCTATATGATTTTGATTATCTTCCATACAGTAATTCAGAAGTAGAAATTGATCATGGTGGCTCAACAGGTATTGTGAGATATGAAGTCACAAACATTGAAACAACAGTGGCTCCAAGTCAACCTGCCACAAGAGATGGCACAGTTTACAAAGTTAATTTAGGAACAGGTGGTTCTGACAACACAGCAACAACTGGATTGAAACAGGCTCTTGTAGCAGATCAAGTGGTGACTATGAGATCATCAAGATCATTCAAGTTTGAAGATTTAGAAGACGTTTCACCTACAAGACCATCAACAGCGATTGTGTTTGATGAATACACTGATGCTGTTTACAGAAGTGTTTCTTTCCAAACAAATGACTCAGTTGGAAATGCTCTAGCAAATGATGAAGCAATCATTGGAATGGATTCTCCATTCGATACAGTGAAAATGAATGTGAACATGACTGAAGTTGTCAACAACACATATGCTGGAACAGGAACAACAATGGGTAATACTGTTGGTGACGTGGTAATTGCTATCGATGTGTTAACACAACAATCTGATATCAACAGATTAAATGCTGGTGACATGATATTTGGTTGGGATGGTAAAGTTCACAGAATTACAGGATACACAGACAGAACAACTTATGCTACAATTTCTATTGTGGATGTAAATGATATAAATGCTACTCCAATTGGCACAGGTTTACACAGTTCATTGTACAGATTAAATGAAAGTATAAATTTAAGAGCAAACCTTGCCGGAGGCGAAACAGGAACATTAACAGTTTCTATTTCAACTTGTAGAGCAACAGGACATGACTTCTTAGACATAGGAACAGGTAGTTTTAATACAACAAACTATCCGAATGTAATTTACGGAGATCCTCAAGCACCCGTTCAAGCACAAGAAGTTGATGAACGTGGAAAAGGTAGAGTGTTCTATGTTTCAACTGACCAAGACGGTTTCTTCCGTGTTGGTAAATTCTTTACAGTTGACCAAGGTACAGGTTCAGTAACGTTCTCGGCATCAATTGCTTTGAGTAACTTGGATGGTATTGGATTTAAACGTGGTGTTGTTGTAGCAGAATTTAGTTCCGACACAGCAATGACTGACAATGCTTCTGACACAGTGCCAACTGAATCTGCTGTTAGAGGTTATGTAAATAGAAGACTTCATTATGACCACCAAGGACAATTAGTATCCAATCCAATTGGTGCTGGTGCTGTGGCAAGAGATGGTTCAACTCCATTCACAGATAACATTTCAGCAGGTGGATTTAAAATACAAAACTTACAAGATCCAGGAGTGGATCAAGACGCGGCAACTAAATCTTATGTTGACCAAGTTAATTATGACACAGATGAATTAGTTGATAACAGAGATGTAAACATTATTGCTCCAACATCAGCAGGACAATTATTAGTTTACAATGGTGCTAGAAGAATTTTCACAACTCCAGCAAACGGTGGATTGTTTGCAGGTGGTATGACAATCACTGGTTCAAACTCAGGTGCAACTGGTGTAATCTATGATTTAATTCAAGAAAATGTTCCAGGTTATGGACTAGCAACTAGAATCAGTTACAATTTAACAAGTGGTACAGATTTCAACACAAATGATTTAATTGATAATGGTGCAGGTGTCACAGCCAATGTGGTTAATGCTGGTATTTACGAAATTGGAAACGGCGTTGAAGACGCAGGATCAGATATCACAGTCACTGCCACAAGAACAAATTCTGAAACAACAATTAATTTCCAACTTAATGCTGATTCAATTATAAACGCAGATGTATCGCCAACAGCGGCAATCAGTCAAAGTAAATTGTCAATGCAGGCGGCAACAACAAGAGCCAATGACACAGGTATTACTCAAGCAGATTTAGGTTTAGCAAGTTTTGATTCAGGTGACTTTACAGTTACTAACGGTTGGGTAACATTAAAAAGTGCTTCTGTAGATTTAGCAGACTTACCTGAACTGGCAAATTCATTTGCATTTGGTAGATCAACAGCAGGCACAGGTGCCCCTGAGGCAGTTGCTTTCTCTACTATTGTTGGAGTTGGTGGCGGTTTAGAAGATGGAGATTTTGTAGCAGAAGTAGGTGTTGCGGCAGATCCAGGTGAAGCATTAATTAAAACAGGTGCTTCAACTTATGCTTACACAAATGTTTCACAAACAGGAGAAGGCAACAGTATTGTAAAAACTGATACAAATGGACAACTTGATGTTAGTTCATTGGCATTAGATGGCACATTGGTGTTTGACACTTCTGCTTCTACACTTCAAGTTTCAACACCAGGCGGAGTTTTAGCATACGGTGTAATTGGTTCTAACACAAACAATACACAACACACATTCACAGGTAATAGATTTAGTTTTGGTGGAGCAGATGCTTCAACATCACCAAGCAATGACAATGGTTCAGCACAAAACACAGATCCAGCATTGGCTTCAACTTACATCTACACAAAATATATTGAATCAGAAGGTAAAGGTGCTAACTTTACAGGTATAGCACTAGGAAATGATAACCCATACATTGTGGGATTAGATGAATCTACAGAAGGTCAAATAGCACTTGTGGCAGATGGCGTTGTTCCTGTAATAGCAACAGCACAAGGTTTAATTCCAGGTAATGATAATATTGATATTGGTTCATCATCTGGCAAACGATTTAAAAATGTATACGCAGAAATTTTTGATGGTACAGCAACTTCGGCTCAATATGCTGACTTGGCTGAGAATTATCTTGCTGACAATCAGTACGAAGTGGGAACAGTTTTAATATTTGGTGGAGATGCAGAAGTAACAACAACATCATTAAGAGACGACACAAGAGTCGCAGGTGTTGTTTCTGAAAATCCAGCACACTTGATGAATACTTCACTGGAAGGTGAAAATGTAACAGCAGTGGCATTGACAGGAAGAACTCCGGTTAAAGTTGTTGGTGTTGTACAAAAAGGTGATATGTTGGTAAGTTCAAGCACACAAGGATTTGCTACAAGAAGCACTGATCCTAAAGTGGGTACAGTGATAGGTAAAGCATTAGAAAACAAAACAGATGCCGGTGAAGGTGTCATAGAAGCAGTGGTAGGTAGAGTATAATGGCAATACAAACAATCAATATTGGTTCAAGTGCTAACAAAGGTGACGGCGATCCATTAAGAACCGCCTTTAAAAAAATTAACGAAAACTTTGCAGAACTTGATGTAACCAACACAAGAAGAGATGTAGTAGGCAGTGTGTTTGGAGATGATTCAACACTGCTAGTAGATGCTGTAAATAGTGTGATACCAGGTTATGTAAGTTTGGCAACATTGAAATCAATAGTGGCGGCAAGTACCGACTTTGCTGACTTCAAAACAAGAATAGCGGCATTGTAAGGATAAAGATATGACAAACAGGATACCTTTAATAGTAGACACAACAGACGGCAACAAGATAAAAGAATTACCAGTCGGTGATAATCTTGATCTTACAAATTCTAATCTAGTTGGTGTAAATTCAGTTCAAACTCAAGCAATACAAATTGCAGGAACACCATTCACACTTCAATACAGTGAACTATCAGGTACACCTACAATACCAACAGACATTTCTGATCTAACAGACACACAAAGTTTATTAGGACAAGGTGGTGGTGGTGGAAATGTTACCATTCAAGGTGGTGGTGGATTAATCATCACAGCAGATGATTCTGTGGCAAGAACAATATTGCCAGGCAACACATTAAAAATTCAAGGTTCAGGTGACGTAACAACAGCACTCACAGAAGAAAATGGCACAGATGTTTTAACTATCAGTCACACAGGTGGTGGCGGTGGAGTAGCAGATGGAAATACCACTTACACATTAACAGGTGCAGATGGTGATGATGTAAACAGTAAAAAAATTAGATTAAGAGACAGCACAGATGCGATACAAGATATCACTTTGGTTGCTGGCACAAATGTAGGTATTACAAGAGATTCAAATTCATTAACATTCACAAGCACGGACACTGATACAACCTACGGCATAGCAAGTGCTCAAGATGGAGACAGTGATATTGTAATTAGACTGCAGAGTTCAGCAGGTGCTACAGATGATGTAAAAATTCAACCAGGAACAAATATTTCTGTAACACGAACAGATGAAAATTCACTTACAATTAATAACACACAAACATTGGCAAATGCTTTTGGTACTATAAAAGTTGGTGTTACTGATGTGGTAGCAGATTCTACAAGTGATACATTAACTTTAGTTGCAGGACAAGGCATAGTGATTACACCTAATGCCAGCAATGACACAATTCAAATTGACAGCAGTATCACAGAGCAAAATATTTTCCAAACTCTTGGTTCTGACTCAGGCAGTAAAACAGCCGCAACAGCCACAGACACTTTTAACATTGTGGGTGGTTCATCAATTTCTACTAATATAGTAGGTAGCACATTAGAAATTAATTACACAGGTAACGTTGGTGGTGAAGCAAACAATTTTGAAATAGT